CGACACAGACAGTCAACATTAACAAATACGAAGCAATGATATCCAAAATTTATGAGGACACAGAATACTTAACGAGGATGGTTTGGGCTGACAATAAATATCGTCGGCTTAACCAGTCTTTTCATTAGGCCCTTATCTTTGGTGTCATTACGGGTATAGATATGGTGAATTATCAAGAAAAGCGCTCCCAGAGCCACCGGTTCCGCGGCAGAACATGAACATTTACAATGTCATAGATTCGCCCGTTCACAAGAAACCCGTGGAAATAAGTCTGGGGCCACATCTGAAAGACTATTCTATGCCCTACCCCGACCTCAATGACACCACGACAACAATTGGGGGCGTCCTCAAACGTGTAGGTTGGGAACATCCGAAGCCAAATAGGAAAATCATTCGCGGACTTCAAAGATTCACAAAAGCGTTTTGCCGTAAGTGGCTCACACCACTGAAAGCTGATGCAGACACCACGGTCGATACTTGGTTGAAAAATACCAAATACGAGGCCTGGAGGAAAGACCAACTCAAAGAGAAATGGTCAAAAGTGACGAATGAGTTCCACCATCGATATAAATTGGCGAAATGCTTCGTAAAACCAGAAAGTTATCCAGACACAAAACATGCTCGAGGAATCTATTCACGAACTGACGAGTTTAAATGCGCCACTGGGCCCATTTTTAAACTAATTGAGAAAGAGGTGATGAAACTCCCTAACTTTGTCAAATATATTCCGAAGAAGGATAGACCTGAGCACATCCGAAAATTTTTGGGACCGTCTGGGCCCTACATTGCGACCGATTATTCTGCCTATGAGTCGCATTTCAAGAAATACATGATGGAGGCAGTAGAATTTCAATTGTACAAACATATGACGAAGAATTTATTTGACCATCGACGTTTCATGAAACATTTAAGGACATTAAGTGGGACTCAACACTGCCGTTTCAAGTGGTTTATGCTTGAAATGGATGCGTGTAGGTTATCCGGTGAGATGTGTACTTCACTGGGTAATGGGTTCTCGAATTTGATGTTCGCAATGTACGTCGCATGGAGGAAGGGGTGCACTGAAGTTTTTATAGTCATAGAAGGCGATGACGGGCTCGCAAGCTTTGTCGGAATCGTTCCAACTGCCCAAGATTTTGCAGAATTGGGTCTAACGATAAAGTTGGAGGTTCACGATAAACTGGAGACCGCAAGTTTCTGTGGCATCATTTTCGACAGTGAAGAACTCATTAATGTAACAGATCCGCGCGAATCCTTAGCCACTTTTGGCTGGGGTGATGCGAGGTATAGGGCTGCTAAACAATATAAAAAACTTGCACTACTCAGGTGCAAAGCTCTTAGTCTGGCATATGAATACCCCGGATGTCCCATTATAGACACTCTGGCAAAATATGGATTGCGAGTAACAAGACACATACGTGACGATGCGGTTCGCCGGGTCGCTCATAGTAAAATATTCAATTCATACGAGAAAGAATTTTTGATACCAATAGTAGATAAGCCAAGAGATGAAGTGGACATACCTTCTCGGATTATCGGGCCGAGATCAAGAGACTTGGTTGCAAGATTATACGGAATTTCGGTAGAAACACAGCTTTCAATCGAAGAAATGTTGAACAATAAAGACGACTTGCAGCCATTAGACCACCCGAGTTTTTCCACGATCATGAATCCAGTGTGGTTTCAAAATAACCAAGATTATGTTCGTGTAGTACCTAAAGCCACAATGGACAAC